ATCTCTTCGCGACGATCACGCACCGGCCGCACCTTCAAGCTCTAGGAAAATCGTTCCGTCCGCTTCACCCGAATGAGATGGATTCATTCGATGCGCTCGGATCGTCCATGCTTTATCGTTCAGCGTGATTTCGCCTTCGTCGAGATCATCTTTCGAAACCCCGATCGCCGTTAAATCCGCCACCATAAATTCGGCAACCGGAGTTGTGGTTTCAAGGATGATCCCGTTACCTGTCGGCAACGCAACGCCAATAGTTTTATCAAGCGCCGCGAGCGGCGATCCATCAGGCATGGTGTCAAAGACGCCAGTTGCCAAAACCAGTTTTGCTGGCACTGCCAATCGATCAAAGATCGGCCGATATAGCAAAGCGGCAAAACTGATTTTGGTTCCTAGCAGTGCCATCGTCCAGCAGCCTTTACAGCTCTTCATCGTCGGCAGGCGGCTTCTCGCGAGTTGTCGCACCGTTCTTGCCAGCGGGCTTGTCGGCCACGGGAGTCGCGGCGCCGTCCCGCTCGGCCACGCCGCTGATATCGACGGCGGGCTCGCGTGCCTGCCTCCCTGGCCGCTGCGTGACGCCGCGTGCGTCGAGCTGTCGGGCTTCCTCTTCCGACAAGCTGAACATCTGGCCCGGCATGATCGTTCGGCGAACTTTCTCTTCGTGCCGAATGATACGATGAAGTGCGATTCTCTCAGCCACTTGGTTACTCCTCTCGCTTCAGGTTTGTCGCCGACGATGGGTTTAATCGTCGATGACGTGGATCTTGAAGGTGTTGTTCGGGTTGGTCGGAACCATCAGCGGCGCTGACTGCGACATGGTATAGACGACGGAAGGATCGTCTTCCTTCCACATCTTCGGGAAGATGCTCGCCTCGGCGACGAAGCCGGCATCCACATCCATGATCGCACCGAATGCCTGAATGCCGTCGATGGCGCCGCCGAAGCCGACGACTTCGTTGACGTTCAGGAATTCACGGCGCGTCAGGTTGCCCTCGGCGTCGGTGTCGCTGTACCAGTTGGAATAGCGCCACAGATTGAATTGCCCTGTCGGGCCGCCGATGAAACCCATGTTCTGAAAGTTCGTATGCGGCACCAGCGTCGTGCGCTGGAAGTCGCTCGATGATCCCCGGTACTGGTTGTTCAGCAGGAAGAGAACCTGAGCGTTCTTCAGAAAATACTTCCATGCGTTCACGCCGAACACGCAATCCGTGATCGGCGCGTTGCCGAGATGGAATGCGTCATCCGCCAGCGTTTCGAGATCGGTGAGCGGGTCCGCCGTCGACACTTGATCCCAGCGCGCGTTGCCGGTCAGAGTCGCGGTGAGACTCGCATCACGGTTGAAGTCGACCGTGACCGAGGGATAGGCATCGCCGACGATCGTAACCGAGCCATCGATCATCGCCTTCGAAGCAAGCCAATCCCAGCGGCGTTCGATCGACTCACGCTCCAAGCGCATGTTGTTGGAAACGTGGGCATCGAAACGCTGAGCCAAAGAGAGGCCGCCAAGCAACGGCTCGCCAATCACCCGCGAAATCGCCTTCGTCGGGTCGACGACATGCTTGGGCTTGACGTAGGCCGGGCGGAAGGTCCGGGCGCTGAAGCCCTGCGACCGCATGACACGACCCTGAACGTTCGGCGCGACGAACGGCGCGAGACGCCGGTTGTCGATATCCAGCCGTTCGAACAAAATCTCCTCCCGATCGCTGGTGACTGTGCGGGTGAACTTGTCCCGCCAAAAGCCATCCGGCAAAACCGGGAAGCGTTGCTGCACCAAGATCAGCTCCGTGGTGCCGTAAAGCGTGATCGTCATCGAAAGTCCCTCCGTGAAAAGTCGTTTTGGTTGATCCGCGCTCCCGGCTTAGAGGAGTTGCCCGATGCTCATTTTGCTGTTCGCCACGGCGCGGCGGCGCTGAGCAAGCGTTGCCACGGAATCCGGCCAGATGAGAACTTGATGGTTGAACACGCCGCCCTCGGCATAAGGCAAATAGACGCCCGGCGTTGCCGCAGCCACGGGTTGCATCGCGACACCAACCGGCCGGCGCGAAGAGTCGACTTCCCCGGTGCCGCCACCCGTCAACGTCGCTCCGGAAAGCGTCGGCACAGTGTTGCTCTTCGCCAGGGTGATCAGATTCCCGGCCGCACCTTCGGAAATAGCCGTCAGCGCAAGCACTGCGGCATCGCCGTCCGCCGTGACGCCAAAGAGGCCAGGGAAATCGTTGATGACGACCTTCAGGTTTTGAGCCGAATCGGTGGCACTCGCACCGATGTTCGCCTCGCTGCCGTCCGTCGCGGCGCCCGAAGTCTTCCACGTCACGACGTTACCGTTGATGGTGATGGTCTGATTGTTCACGGCAATGGCGCCGAACGTCAGCGTGCCGCTTGCATGATCGGCTTCGGCACCCGTGAATGCCGAGCTGGCCGTCATGTTGTTGGTGCTTTCGGCGATCGTCAGAGCATTGCCGGCAGTACCGGCGACGATCGCGTGAAGCGTGACAATCAGCCCGGTATCGTCGACCGTCGCGGTGACGCCGGTTCCGGCCAGCGGCGGAATGCCGTAAATCGGAAGCAGCGTATTCGGGTCCGTGGAATCTGGCACACCGTTGATCAGTGCAACCAGATTGGCAACAGTATCGGTGTCGGCAGTGCCGATCAACACTTCGTCATCATCGCCGGCCGTCAGCGTGGCGACGAAATCGATCACGACGCCGTTGATCGTCACGGTATCGGCGGCTGTCGGCTGCCCGGTGAATGTCAACGTGGCAGTGGCGTGCTCGCCGGTCGCGCCCCACGGAATGAGCCGGCCGTCGTCATCGAAGGTCAGAACCTCGAATTGACGGATCGCCTGACCATCGGCAGCCTGCGCCGTGTTCGTAACGGTATCGTCTTCGCCTGCGAACAGATCGAATTGATCGAACCGCCCGATGTTGGAAACGCCGCTCGCAAGCAGCGCCGGATACGTCGCGGTCATTGTGTTGACTCCCCTCTGAAACAGAAAAACGATTTTTCGAGCTTACGCCGCCTTGTGAGCGGGGCGCAGCTCGATCACCGTGCCCGAGGCCGCGCCGTAGGCAGTCAGCAGCCGATTGGCCCGCGACTCCGGTGTGTCTTCGTCGGCGCCTGTGCCAACGGCCCCGGTGCCGGCGTCGGGCCGGATTACCGGATTGCCCGTGGCATCCATCGCGCCGGCAAAGCCGCTGGGGCGCTGTCCGCCGTTGGTATCCGTGGTTTCCGGCGCCTTGGGAGCCGCCGCCAGGATGCCCTTGGCAACGTCAACCGAAAGATCGGTGTCATTGGCAAGGTGATTGGCAAGAGGCTCGCGGCCCTTCGCCTCATCGCAGTTGCGGATGCCGGCCTGCCGGGTGCGCTCGGCTGTTCGGGCAGCGGAAACCTCTTCCGCCACCATTCGCGAGAAATCTTCCCGCGACAAAACTTCGGTAACAGCGTTCGTCGCGGGCACCGTAACCGAATTACCCGTATTGCCCGGCTGGCTGATCTTCGTTGCCGTAGTCATCTCATTATCCCCTTCTGCTTCCGCATCGCTGGTGATCTCGTTGAAGAAATTCGCAACGGCCTCGGCCGGTGTTTCGATCGCATCGATAAGACCGTTATCAAGAGCCTCGGGAGGCAAGAAACAACCAGCCTCGGTTGCCCTTACGTCATCTTCTGACATGCCGCGATGACGGGCGACAGCTTCAATGAACAGCCCGTAGTGGTAATCCACGTCGCGCTGTATAGTCGCCTTCGCCCGAGCTGACAAGCGTTCATATGGATTGCCGTCTACCTTGTCCGCCCCGGCGAAGATGAAAGTCACTTTGATGCCATCGGCAGCAACCATGTCGCTGTAATCGATATGCATCGAAAGGCAGCCGATGCTACCGACTCCACCGGAGGGAGTGACGACAATCTTATCGCAAGCCGAAGCCAGGAAATACGCCGCCGAATAGCAGCGAGCATCAACCACGGCTATGCTTGGCTTTTCGGCCCGGCTGTCAAACATTTCTCGCGCCAGCTCGGCGCAGCCCGAAGCGATCCCGCCGTGAGAATTCACATCGTAGGCGATCAACTTTACATCCGGGTCTGCCAGGGCAGCCATCCGTTGCGACCGAATGAAGTTGTATCCGGTCGCGTATGAACAGCTCCACGAAAGCCTGTTGATCAGCAACCCGTGGATGGGGATGATCGCCACACCATCGGAGTACGCGAAGCACTTCTCACGGCTGGTATCATCACCCATCATTCCGTATGACGACAGGATCTCCGCGCGGCGCATTTCGAATTGCGCGCGTTGATCCGTCAGATTCGTACCGGCGATCTCCCGGAGATCGGCGTTCAAATCCAAACCGTCAGTCGCGACATAGGAGCCGCGATGATGAAAGCGGGAGGCGATGTCCCGAGCGAGGTGTGACATGCTCATAGTTCAATCGCCGATATTGTGAGGTTGGTAAGGCTGGCAATGCCACCAGATACCGAGATCAGATGGATATCGATCCACATCGCGACGTTAAGATCAAGCCCGGTAACGATTGCCTGAAGCACAAACGCCTTTTCTTCATTCTGCGCGGTATGTGCTCCGGTCAACCGAGTGATTCCACGGCCGGTTCCGGCCGGCGCATCCCCATTTGCGGGCGCCGGCCCGGTGCCAGTGTGAATCATCATGGAATTCGGCTTGTTGATCGTATCGTTCGCGACCGTCCCGGAGATGATGATCAAAACTCGCCCGGTGATTACAGGCGTAATTGATCCGGCGAGCCCCATCATCTTTCCGGTAGCACTGTTTGTGCCGGTCGGATTCGATGGAGTCGAAATCGATTCAGCAGCGGGAACCGGATCACCCGCGCCGAAACCTCCAAGGCCAGCCCATCCGATCATGCTGCCGCTCCCTGCGCCTGATTGTCGGCCGACGCGGCGCCGCCTTGGGTGTCTCCCTCGGCAGTCGGCTTGACCGTGCCGAGATCGAATGTGATGTCGTAGCTCTTCGCCAGCTTGTCTTCCCGAGCGCGCTGCCTGAACACGGCCCGATAGTCGCCACCCTGGCGCGCAATCTCGGTTTCCCAAGTCGACAGCCCGCCCGCGATACGCAGCAAAGCGGCTTGTGTTTCTTTCAGCTCATCGATTTGACCGCGCCCGGCCCCAACCCAACTGCATTGGAAAAGGGCTTCCTTCACCACAGCATTCGTGTAGCCGTTCTGGTAGAGGATGCGGTAATCGTAGTTGCGCGGCAGCGGGAGGGCGCGAGCATTCAACGCCTCTTCGGCATAAAGCTGAAAAACATAGTCGGCGAAACGATCCGCGACAAATCGTTTGCGAGCCGCCATGTGCTTCTGCGTCTTCAGCATGGACGATTTTCCGGACGAATAATTCGTCTTCGAAAAATCGTTTGCGAATTCCTCATACGAGACGCCGAGCCCTGCCGCGACGTGCCGCAGCAAGCTCACTTCGAATTCGGTGCCGATGCCGCCCGGTGTGCCAAGTGGCTTTGAATTCATTTTCGTGCCGGGAAATAGGTGCGGAATTTTCGCACCGTCGACCGTGACCGCGCCCGCGCTCGAAAGGTAATCCTGCACACCCGTCAAATACGTTTTGATGAAGCTCATGTAGCCGGCTTGCGGGTCTGCCGAGGTATGGGCGCCCATCGCAGCGGCGACAACTTCGCTCGGCAGCTCCGATTCGATCGTCGCGGCATAGCTCGCATTGATCACGGCATTCTGCAAAACGATTTCCTGAAATCGTTTAGTCATCCGCATTTGCTTCAGCACCGCAGTCAAACCGGAGATGCCGCGAGTCTGACTCGGCTGAATGGTGTCTTTGATGTGGGCGATCATCGGACGGCCCCACGGCTTCTCCGCATCGACACGAGTCCAATTGAAAGGAAACTGGCCTTGATAGAATTCGGAAGGATATGTGTCGCGGATATGATACGCGATGGGCTTTCCGCGAGCGTCTTTCTCGACGCCGTTCCGCAGCGTTGCCGTATCGATGTTTCCCATCGGATTCGACAAACGACTTGGGGAAACCATTTGAACGGCTGTGTTGAACGGCCGATCGTTCTCTCGAATCCATTGGGCCGGCGCAACAACTTCGCCGGTATAAACGAAGCCGGCAACTGCAAGACGTACAAGCCCGGTGAAGGTCAGGGAGCGCGAGGCATCAAACCAACAGGCGTTTGATTCCGCCATCAGGTTGAAACTTTCCTCAAGCGCAAGCTGAAAATCTTCAGCCCAAGCGTCATCAAAGCTTTTCGAAAGATAACGCTGAAGGATAACGAAGTTCGGCTGAGAATTCAATCGATATTGCGTGCCAACAATACTGTCACGATTGATGTCGACAACGCCTTGAGCGTAGCCGTCATTTGTGACGATATCGCGGCCCCGGAAATCCGACTCAGCTTTATTTCCGAAGATGCCATTCAGCCCGTTGATTATTTGATCGGGCGATAGGCGGCTCGGATTCCACGTCTGCGTCTCTCGACTTGTGCGATCGGCCCCTTCAAGAGCCCCGCCAAAGGAAATGACTTCCGGCCGCTCGGTATCAAGTACCGCGAGCTGGCGCGAAGAGTTACGGTTGCGATGGCGATTGCGTCGGGACATCTCAGAACCTAAATGTCACGGGTCGCGTGAGGGCGGTAACTTTGCCAGGATTGATGCAAGCGTCGTATTGAGCCTGCAACACTGCGATTTGCTGGGTGAGCTGTGATAGCTCTGCCGGCTTATACTCGACACGCGAGCGGAAGGCGTCAACAATCACAACCACTTGTTCGCCAGCTACAAGGCGATCATAGGCTCGATTGGCCGCGTCAAGCCGGGCTTTGATATCCGCGCATGGCAGTGTCATTAAGCAAGTGCCTCCCCCAAGGCTGCGAAGCTATATGCGGCCGGGGGAGGTGATGTCAATGGTTGTTCTGAACCTACCGCAGTAACCAAAGGATTCTTGTCCCATTCATCCGCCCATATTGGAGGCGCAAGCCAATCAATATGCTCGACTCTTAGGAGCTGGCTGGCACAAACCCCTAGTGTGTAATACAGCAAATCCCATGCTTCGTTCCGGGTGCCCTGCGTGTTTATCCAGCCCTTTTCGGTTCGGCGCTCGCTGCAAAGCTCTTTGTAGAACCATGTCGGCAGCCAATCAGGAAACCGGATCATACCCTTGCCCGGCGATGTGGCGTCAAGTCGGTTTGAAACAGAATCCTTCAAGATATTGGAGTTGAGGAAGAGAACGGGCACATCTCCCCGAGCTGCGGCCAGCTTATCTTTCCGCTTCTGATCAGGGAAATCGATATAGGATCGCGGAGCGTTAGGAACAGAACCGCCCTTTACTAGATGGAACCGGCTCGCCATCCCTTTACGTTTGAGC